CCATCGTAAGGCCATTATGAAACTCTGCTAACTTGTTCTCCAGTATCAGGATGCGTCGCCTATCCTTGAGCCACAGCTTCACGCAAAAGGTAACGATACCAGACAGCATGGTAATGACACCCCATAGAGTTCCGACCATTTGTGGAGAATGCCACCAGGGTTCGCTCAAGTTTTCTTACCAAGGTAGCCGTATAGAATGCCGAGGAGCGAGGACACGGCGCTGGCCAGCAATGTCCTGCCTGTCTCTTGCGGCGTGTGGTTCGTCTCTACCATGAAAAATGCCACGGTCGTGAGAAACAGCAGCATGACGATCAGCACGACCATCTTGCCGCCATCGGTTTCAAGTGACTTCGTGAAGCTATCCCAGCTCATGGCTTTGGCACGACTGGCTCGACATGGGTGGTGGATACGGTGGTGGTTGTCTTAGGCTCTTGCCCAGGCTGCACGGTCGTAGATACAGCCACCGAGGTCGAATCAAGTGGCGTGGGATGCTGCTTGAGATAGAGTGCCGCGCCCACCCCACCACTCACAAGGATGGACACGCCCAGATGCTTCCACCCACCTGCCACATTGGGCGAGAACTTCTCAGGATCAACGATAATGACGGTGATGGAGTTAGCAGCCGCCCCAATGAACCCGCCGATTACGCCATTCAACCACTGTGTCCATGTGCCTATCATGCTTCCTCCTTTGAACTTACTGCAACAAAATCGGTGCCCACGGTGCTACAGGAGTAGTTCCTACCGTAGCGCCTGTGCCTGTCAGGTTCGCTGACGCACTGAGCGGAATAGTAGAGTCCGTCACTACAAGCGTGGCGCTATAGTTGGTTACGATTGCCGGCGAGAACGATGCCCTGATTGTGCAGCTATTCCCTATAGGCAGAACGGGAGGACAGTCCGTAAAGTTTACGCCAAAGAATGTTGGGTCAGTACCACCAATCGTGAGTGTTGGCTGTAGAGGCCCGTTGCCAGTGTTTTGCAGGGTAAAATTGGAGCTGATAGCCGTAGTGCCAGTTGGAACCGCTCCGAACGCGTAGGAGCCGGGAGTAAGCGAAATGACTGGCGCAGTACCCGTTCCGCTGAGAGCTACGGTATGTGGAGATCCTGTAGCATTATCAGTCACCGTCAATGTGCCAGAGAAAATCCCTGTAGAGACAGGTGAGAAGGTGATCTGGAAAGTGCAGGAACTTCCCGCTGTGAGCGGTGGTCCGAATGGGCAATTGTTTGTTTGCGAGAAAAAGCCGGAAATGGAGATTTGTGAAATAGTCAGGTCGCTGCCGCCAGTATTAGTGAGTGTGGCTGTCTGACTGGGGCTGGTGCCAGAGATGTTCTGCGTGAAGGTCAGACTAGATGGAGTCAGGGAGACTGCTGGAGGGCCTACAGAAGCGAATTGGTAGGCACCCACATTGGGGCTTCCGAAGGGCCGTGAAATCGCGGTCCGTGTAGAGCCTGTTACCGTTGCCGCTGTACGGTCTATGGCTACTCCAAGCGTAGTATCGAATGAGCAGGCCGTTCCAGCGGTAGCATCAAAGGCACTGATAGCCGAGCAAATGGATGTAATGCTGGTGCCCGTTCCGAGTGATCCGCTGGTGGGAGAAAATGGAAATGTTTGTGCGTAACTCTGTCCGTTTGCATTTGCGGCTGCTTTGCTCAATGGAACGTTCGTAAAAACCGTAGGAGCCGTGCCGGAAGGATTGGTACACCACCCACCCGTACAAACAGTGCCGCTGCCTCCCGCGCCTGTTATAGCGTAGTTGTTCTGGATTAAGGAGACATCTCCGGCATGGGAGAAGTTAGCTATCTGAAAATTGGGAGGACTGGCATCCTGACCACCCTCTGCCGTGTTGTTGAAAATAATAGAGGCCCCTGCATCATCGCAAGTGTTCTGAAACGAATTGACGCATTGGTATGTTCCCCCGGTTCCCGTGGCATTCACCGCGCTTGCAAAAGAGAAGGTATTCGAGGTTAGCGGCGTAGGATTACTTATCACCACATTGAACCCTGAATTGGAGTTTCCCGCAATCGTGTAGTGGCCATTCACGCCAACCGTAGCCGTGCCTGGAGTTGTGACTGTGGCCGTAACTCCATTGCCCACGATGTTTGTGATTGCATAAGGATTGGGAGCCGGATCAGCCGCACCGGGATCGATGATGTTGGGACTGTTGTCCATGTTGGTGAGGACGTTGTTGAATATGTAGCTTGGAAATCCAGGAAGGGGACCAACAAAAATTCCCAAAGCACCCGTGCCGAGCGAATCAATCCAGTTGTTGTAAATCGTCGTCTTGTTGCTGGTGGTATTTATTTCGATTCCGTTTGTGTGCCCTACGCCGCCGCAGGAATTGGTGATCTGGAAGGTAGGCCCGATATGGCGTATGGTGTTGTCGTGGTAACTGTTCATGCCGTTACCAATCGCGCCGTTGGAGACATATTCTACATAGTTACGATAGACATAAGGAGGCGCTCCGAAAAAGATGGTTCCAGATGCTCCGCTCGTCCTGTCAACGTCCAGGCCAGTTATGAAGCTGTCATGGACAGAAGTGCCTATGTTGTTGTTAGGCACGCTGGAGTCACCAATCACAAGATCATCTTCGGTGGTGCAGGTCGGAGAAGCACGAGTACCATGCGACCAACCGTGAATATATAAATTCCGCGCTTCGTTGTGTGTTCCGACACCAGGAGTTCCCGCTCCGTAGGCCAGATAGGAGTAATTTCCAAAGCCGGGAGTGCCTGTCCAGAACATTCCTTTCATTTCGATCTGTTCAAAAATCACATAGTTGGCATAGATGCGAACAAAAGTTCCTATCGCTCCAGAAGCATTGCCAACGGACGCCCCTCCACCATCGAGAACTGGTCTGCCCCAAACGTTTATGGATGAAGCTACGCCCGTTTGAGTTCCTGCGCTGCCGGTGAGCGTAAGATGGGTTGCATCAGAAACAGAGGCAATCGTATAGACAACAGAATTGATGGTGATGTTTCCACCAGCCATAGCGGTAGTGAAGTCACCAAACAGGTTGCAACTGGTATTACAGCCACCACCCGGACCATGTACGCCACTTATCCACGTCACTGCCGTTCCGCTCGTGTTCACCGTTCCTGTAATCGGAGCAAACCAGGTCTGGTCCACGCCAACGTAGACACAACCTGCTCCTGAACATCCAACCGGGGTTGAACTGGCGTTTCCGCTGTAGTTGATGAGCCAGCCTAGGGAAGCGTTTGGCCATGTCACATTTCCTTTAAGGATGACGGAATCGCCGGGAAGGATGGCCGTGGAATTGCACAGGTTGGTACAACCTAGCATTCCCTTGGCGTGCTTCCACGGAGTAACTTTGGAAGTTCCGTTGTTCGTGTCCGCGCCTGTAGCAAAGTCCACATAGTAGGTTGTTGCCGAGAGCGGTACGGCAAAGAGAAGAAGGGCCGCGAGTTTAAGAAAGATTTTCATTCTAGTGGTCTGCGTCCGCGTAGATATAAAACAGGTTCAAAGTGACCGCCGAATTTGCCAGAGCGTTGGTTACTTCAAACGAAGCGACGTTGGTGTTATTGGTGGGCGCATTAATGGTCGCGTTCGTGAGAACCTGAGAGCCATCAATCCATGCGTTCCACGTTCCCGCCGATACTTCCTGAATTTCAAACCTGTGATTTGAAGTGTTTGCTGCAACACCTGTGTTTGTGACAGTGCAAGCCGAACCACCGCACATCACGATCTGGTAGTTGGTATCAGGAGCCGCTGTCGAGTATCGGAAATAAATTGAATTGGACGCAGCGACAGTGTCCGATTGGCTCATCGTGCTGTATGATGTGTCGGACCAGCCTACCAGGAAACGGATATTCGAGGTCGTGGATATGCTTAGACCTTCGTAAAGGTAAAGATTGTTTCCTGTCCTCCAATTAAAAGTAGCATCGGCATAGCCGGAAAACTGATTGGTTGTCGCAGCGGATGTTGCCGAGATACTGTTCGGCCACCCGGTAACGGGGCCAGTGCGTCCGGTTGAGGAGCTGGTTGAAGTTATGGCGTTCGCGGGAACACATGTAAGATTGTTCTGGCCACCGTCTCCTCTGCACGATGCCCAATGTTCACGAACCGTTCCCGTTCCAATCGTTGCGATTCTTGGACGTTGCCCCAAGGCCGTTTGTGCTGTAGCCGAACTGCCGCAAGAGATTAGCTGGGGATTCATCAACTGCCAGCGCGTACCGTCATTCATAAACATGGCAATCGTGGTTGTGTTGTAATCGCCTGCGACAAGGGCTGTTGTGCCGCACTTGGTGATTGTCTGTGCCCCGTTGCCGTTAACGTTAAGAGTTGGAGTAGTGGTGGTATTTGCCAGGTTAGGCAAAACATGAAGGATCATTCCGGTTGTATTTGCCGTAGCCGCAGGAACAAGCGTAGCGGTCATCACGTTGACTGACCCTGCACCAGCTATATAGACACTGGGAGTAAGATCGGCAAGGCTCTTGGCAACTGGGTCTGCCGCCGACACACCCGCTAAAAGTTGGTTGGTAGAGAGAACCGCCGTTCCAGCTATGGCACTTCCGTTCCCTTCGTTGATAGCCACGCCATGCGCGGTAGCCCCTACGTTCACGTTCGCAGTAGAACCAAGGGTTACGGTCTGGCCGTTGACCGTGGCAGAAGAGTTAGTCAGCATCGCATTAGATACTGAGGCACAAGTAGGAGCCGCTATGCCGCTGACTGCCGTAATAACCTGATTGGTACAGGTTGTCGCGGTTCCCGTTCCTGTTGCGGCCACTGCGAGAACGTCAGTGGTTCCGTTTGAGCCTACTACGGTTGTGTGGTTGGTTGAGTTGTTGGCAATTGCGCCATCGGCTGTGGGTATCGCACCCGCGCCTACAGGAACCTTCATCCCTGCCGTGGTGGCCATGCCTGACCCGTCTAGCGTTCCGCTGGCACCCATTGTATTCGTGGCGTTCTTAATCATGTCGCCAGAGCCAGCCGCAACGTTAAGCGTTAACCCATAGTCTCCAGGTACGCAGGTAAGTGCCGTACCGCAGATAATTGGCGGGTCGTGTACGTCTGCTAGGTAATTGTTATCGTCGTTGGTGTGAAATAGAACATCCTGTCCCTGACGCCCGACCAGTGTGGCATTCCCATTGATGGTCTTGCCGCCATTTGGAGTGAAAGTAGGAACGTTTCCAGAGCCGATGATTTTCGTTCTAAAGGCAAATTTACTACCCTGTACCGCTGGATCTGGAATGGAAGCTGCTGTTGCGCCCGGATTCGACAATATGACTTCATTCACGCGGTCAGTAGAGAGAATGGTTGGCGTGGCGCTTGAATCAGTGCGGCCTGGTATCCCGGCAAGCATGGGCACCGGGGCAACGGCTACTGAAGCTACAACCGGATAGCCTATGAGATAGGTTCCATTTACTGTTGGTACGGTCGTGCCGCCAAACACTCCTGTATTGTTGAATTGCGATGAGAAAGGACTGCCCCCTGGAGTGCCACCACCTCCACCCACGCAGTCAATCATTGAGCCTGTAGTGGAAGTATCGAAGCAAGCGGAATGGCCGGAAGTTACTGCGCCATGAACGGCAAGCAACTGATAGGGAGTATTGCCGTTCGGCTTGAAGCTAGGCCAGTTGGTGGTGCTGTCCATGTAGAGATGGGTTGTATTGGTTTGGCCTGTGGGAGCTGCTGTAGTGCCCATCACAAAATCTGCGGCCCATATTTTATTGTTCTGGATGCCAGCAGGACCGCCAGAGGGGTTGGTAGTGATTGTCGAACTGCCACAAGGAAAAGCCGCATTATCGCTATAAACTGGCACGGCAGTATCGGGATTCGCGCAAGCCATTCCGATTAGATTGTTTGCCGCTGGACCTCGATAGACGTTATAGCCAAGTGCTCCATCAACCGCTGGCCAAGTTAGGTGATTGGTGAGATTGCCGCCACTGGTTGTTACATTGCAAGTTGACGATGGTTTCCCTTCAGAACCATTCGCGTAAATTGGCGTATAGGCATAATAGGTAGTCCCTACCGCTGGCCCTGTGCCGCTTGTAGGAGTACCGCAAGTTGGTGCTACGGGAGCCGTAGTTGGCGGGGAGAAAATAGAATACCCCGTTCCAAGAGCCATGCTGGCATTCAAGATTTTAAGCGGAAAGCCTGTAAGTCTGCCAAATATGCCATCCTTGGATGGCAGCGGCATCACCATAGCTTCCACACCAGTTGTATTCAGGAAGGTTGCCGTATTCCCGCTGATGGTTGCTGTGGGAACGCCCGTAATTGCAAGGTTGTAGAGCGCCGTACCCTCCAGATTAGCATCCAGCGTTATGCCGCCAAGATTGGCGATGATGGGAGCCTGCGTAGTATCCATCGTTCCATTCTTGAGTTCCGCTGTAATGTTCGATGCTCCACCATTGGCGTTGACGAAGGAGAATAGTGGCTCGTAGTTTCCCTGCGTATAGAAGGAATCAACCCTTAGATAAGCCCCTGATACGGTAGGACGCATCAGAATGCCCTTGCCACTCATAAACAGGTTTTCAAACCGGAACCCGCCGACATTGTTCAGATACATAGCCGGGAAGCAAGCGGTTAATGTCCCTGTACCGTTCTGGCTTGTAGAAAGTAGGGTGTTCTTGAAGTTCCATACCGAACCGGAAGCGGATTGTGCACCACGCGCTATGAAAGCCATGTTCGAGTAATCGGTGGTTGTGGCAATAATGAAGTTGATGTTTTCAAGTGTGCTCGCGGGAATCTGGCTCGATACATCCATGACAAAAGCGTTTCCCCCGCCAGGTGTTCCAAGCTGATTCACATTCAAATTGTAGAAGTTGGCATTTGCCGTGGTGTAGACTCCTGGATTTGCCGTACCGATGCCAAACGCAACAGCCGGGGAATAGGCAAACGAAGGCAAGGAACCCTTTTCCGTATCTCCTGTCCAACTGACTCCCGTAAGATTTGCGGTTTCGTTGATTTGCAATGCTCCTTTTTGCAGAACACACGTACCGCTAGGGATGGTTTGCGGAGAATTGAATACAAAGGCTCCCCCCGAAATAGCCGGGAGAAGCACGCAGGTATTTCCCGTGTTGGCTGCTGTGGCTGCTGTAAGAAAGTTAAGGGCATCATCAAACAGGATGGTTGCGCCCGTGACGGTCTGCCCTGCCGTGGCTGCAAGCGTAAGCGTGGTTGTTCCCCCGCCACTGCTGATCGTGGTAATCAGCATGTCGTTGGTGGCCGCGCCGGGAGGATTGGTGGGAATGTAACTGGGCTTGTTTCCTACCGCGCTGACCGTTGGGCCAAAGTCATCAAAGGCCAGATAGGTAAGGCCAAAATCCGATGCCAAGGCTGCGTTCTGCGGCAAACTGATGCCGATGAGTGTCTTCGTTCCACCTGTGACGCGCCCATAGATGTAATACTGAAACGCTCCGGTAACCGCAGACCAGGTGATGTGGTTGTCCTGCCAGTAGCTTATCGTTCCACCCGTGCCGGAGGTAGGAGAACCAGCGCGGGTGTCGGAAAGCGTTTGATAGGTGAAATGGGTATTGTCGGCTTTCGTGGCTACGATAAACCAGCCGTTGTATTCATTCACCGACGAACCTTGCATGTTGAAGATTGCGCCAACGTCCAGGCCATGTGGCGCAGTGGTTTGCACGCTTACCACGTTATTTGACATGGTGATCGTAGAAACGGTATTCGTGCGTAGGCCGAGCGTGGTAGCGCCCGTAGCCGTGCAAGTCTCCGTACTGGCTGCTGTCAGACCGCCGTTTACGTCCCTGGCCACAACCTGATAGCAATACTGCGTTCCCCCACCAGTAGGAGCATTCACATTCAAAAGACTTCCGGTATAGGAAGCGGCCACGCTGGGCGTAACGGCGGGAGCCGAAGGCGTGCTCATCGTGTTTGTTGCGCCTGCGCCCCAAATGACTACACCATCGCCATTCTAGAAGGTACTGGCAGAGGAAATAGAAGCGGTAGCCGAACCGGAATTGATGTTTACAGTGACACCGGGAACGGCGGGAGCAACGTTGGCATTGACAGCCCGTACTCCATAATACCGCGCATCCACAGCAGGATTGGGGCCAGCAGGCTCTACATCCCCACCAATAACAAATGGAAATGCACTGTTGCTCAGTCCTCCGGTAGTAAGAGGATTCTGTACTGCTGCCGTTCCAGCGGTAGGCGCTTCGTATTGGCCTGCTTCGGTAAATACATAGTGCGGGTTATGAAGCGTTGGGCCAGGAGCAGGAACGATTCCAGCGGCATTGCTTCCACCAGCGCCAACCATTAAATTAGGCGTACAGTCCGTGCTGGTGTTTCCAGCATTGTTTACGCAGGTAACGTAAGCGGTCCAGTTCACAATAGGCTGCTGGGTCTGTGCCACGCTTGCTACTTCGATGGTTTGATAGTTGTTGCCACCTCCAGCAAGGCTGCTCCATGTGTTCGTTGTCGTGCAGAGATAGGCTCCATTGTTATCGGTGGTGTTGTATTGCTGCCCAGGCGTGCAGGTTGTGGGGCGATTGGCAAGCGTTCCTGTGCTGATTCCTCCTGTCCCTCGCTGGGTATAGAAATTAAGACTGTCGCTGTAAATATCCGCTCCCTGTCCCTGCGTAAGGGTGATGCTGGTCCCGCCATCAATCAGGCTCCCCCCAGCCGGCGTGATGGTGACTGCCCCCGCGCATTCATTCCGTACACTGAAAATGGTTCCCTTGCCAAAGCCTGGAGTGCTGGCTGCCGGCATAATCACCGGCACGGGACTGACGTTGCAGAAAGCCGTTAATACTAGAGTGTCGGTTGGAAGGAACGTATAGGAAGTAGATGCTACCTGATGGACGCCAGCGAGCATGTGGGCGCTGTTCTGGGCCTTCACCTCCCAGCAGCCGGTCAGTAAGAGTGCAATCAGTAAAGGTAGAAGTTTTTTCATTAGTTATGTACTCCGATACAATGCAGCTCTATAGCGTGTGCTGTTCTGGCTGCCTGTGTCTGCGTGGCAACCGTAACCGTTGAGGCGTTATAAGAATTGATTGAGAAAGATTCCGATTCGCCACCCTCATTGATGTTTGGATTCACGCCCTGGCACGTCACGCTATAGGCGGTATCACCGAAACTGACTGGCCAGGTCAAGACATCCGTGCAGGTGTTGTAGCTGCTGGCGGTCGTGGTGCATGTCGAACTGGTTTTCTTGACGAATTGCACCAGTTTTACAGGTGTGCAGCCCACCGTTGTAGCTCCTCCATTGGCATCCTTGCAGACAGCAGTGTTGGTTGCGCCAGTAAAAGCTCCCGCAGTGAGCAGGTTGGTATCTGTTCCTTGCGTTCCAACCTGTGGTGTTCCAGCACCAACCTGCAAACTGGTATTAGCTACCACAGTCGTACCTGTAACGGCTGCTGGTGTAGTGGAACCCAGGGCGCAAGGCACAGGGAACGTACAGCCGTTGATGCTTGAGGCGTTAAGATTCGGCACGTTGGTGGTGCTGGCTATGACGAGTGGAGGTGTCCCGGTCACAACCGTACTGGTAATCTGATCGGTGAATAAGCCTGTGGTTGCCTGCATCCCGCCAGAGAAGTTGGGCGTACCGGAGAAGATGGGGCCGCCCGTAAAGGTTCCATTCATCGCCCCGCCTGCATTCATGTTGACTGGGCCAGAGGCGGTAAGACCGGTCGTGAATGTGGCCGTGCTGTTGAACGTGACTGCGGCATTGAATACGTTTAGGCCGGTCCATACATTATTGAATGCCAGGATGGAGTTGGCCGAGGGGTTGATGCCATCCTCAGTCCAAAGCTGCGTACCAGAAGCGCAGGCTGTCCCACCAAAGGTCTTGAGCCTGAAGGAATAGGCTTGAGCCAAAAGCCAAATGTCAGCGCGACCAGCCGAGTCCAGTATGACTGGGTTCGAGTTGAGGAAGCTGCCCGTAAAGTCCGTGTAGGTAGCCAGCGGCGTATTCGTTCCGCTGATATAGGTGAACAGGCATCCACCCGCTACAGGCTTGCCGTTGTTATCGAAGAATTGTGCCTTCTCCCACGGCATGGGCTGGACCTGGGCGTAGGTTAGGTTGCCAAAAGCAAAACAGAATAGTATGGTCAGGATTATGGGTATCTTATGGTTCATATTAGTTGTCCTCATCTGGACCGCCTACGGAATGCAGGACGCCAAAATTAGGCGTAAGGCAAAAGAGCGCTTTTGGTTTGGGCATTAGAACGACTCCCATAACTTTTTAGCTGCTCCGATTCCCAAGCTTCCGAGTGCTGCCTTCCAAGCTAAATCAATGGCCGTTTCGCTGAATCCCTTTAACTGCATGGCTTGGTGATACTCTTTCATTGCGCTTGCTAGTTGAGTCCCTTTCCCAGCCACATCTGCCGTATCCTGTATGGCCCCATTCAACGATTTACTCAGATTGCCAACCATCCTTTTGGTATTGGGAGTCATTCTAAATTTGTCCTCAGCCGACAATCTGCTTATCTCTGAGGCATATCGCCTTGCTTCCTCGTAAGTGAGATTTCCACCACCCGCCATAGGATCAAGACGGTCAATCAGATTTTGTACTGTTGCAGGAACAGGAGTTTTAATGGCCGATGCTTGGCGCAAATCGTTTAGATTTCTGCTCATCTCATCGGTAACAAATACGGGATGTTGTCCAATGGTTTGCTTAAGATTCTGGAAATTAGCTCCAGCACGTTCTGCGCTAGGTATTGCTCCAACAGCGTTTACACCCTTCTCTATTACTTTTGGCCCTAGAACTTGCGCAGCAATCCCTGTCGCGCCTCCGGCAGCACCGGCGTAATTCTTATTAGCTACGTCCTGCCCCACTTGCTGGGCTGTAGGACCTACAAATGGCAACGATCCAAGTTCACTGCTAACCATGCCGTAAGCAGCCTTGCCAATGTTTGCTCTTACGGGTCCACCTTGCCTGATGTTCTGCACGGACTCTCGTACTTCATTTGCGCGGGACAAGGCATTTTCGTATGTCTTGCTAAGGTAACTCCCTATGCCTCTGGCAACTGGCAATGCAGGTCCTAAAATAGCTTCATTTATGGCATCTGATCTGGAAGGAGTGGCAGCTTTTAATTCCTCTTCGGAAGTAGGGACGCCGAAGGATTGACCAAGGCGCTTAAGGAATCCTGGTTGCTCTTGAGTATCTTTTTTTTCAAAGAAATTCGAGGGTAATGTATCAGGAGATGATTTCTGGTCAAAGAAATCAGCAGGAAGCGTGTCGGGCGCTACGGTTGAACTGCCTTGCCTTTGTGCCATAAGCCATCATCTCCTTTCGTATATTCAAAGCCATTGTGAATCTGTACTTCCTTGCCACCACCAATCCTGTCCATTGCGGACTTTGCCTTGGGGGAAATGGCATTCGGTATATCTTCACCCGTGGCTCGATTGAAAGAGGCGTTCAATTCGTCTAGCCGCGCCTTGCCTGTATGCACAAGACTAGGCAATACACCAAGCATCTGGGCGGGACTGGCATTCTCATCTATGATTTTCTGGGCATCTTTACGGTCATCCTCATAGAGGGCGCGGTTGTTCAGCAGGAAGGATTCAAATTCCTTCTTTACCGGGTCTAGTTTCGCCAGGAATGCTTTAACCCGTGGGTCACCGGAATTGTTCCTCATCCAGTTGATGGACTTGTTCATAAATGGGAAATTCGTGTTATCCAGGCTCTTTACGGAATCATACAAATCCCCAGTATGTTGCAGGAACGTTCCATAAGAAGTGACCTGCGTCCCCACCTTGCCACCGGGAGCCAAACTCCTCCATGCATTAATTGACATTTGCGTATCAGGATCGAATTGCGGAGAACTGTAACGCCCCGGCTCGGCCTTCGATGCCTTATTATAGTCTGCCCAACTCATGGGCATGGTCTGTCCTGTCTTTGTATCGGTGACGGACATGCCACGAGTCTGTGCCAGTCCCTCTATGCGTACAGCAGCAGGATTAAGTTTTGTCTTTTGTGTGTACTCATCGAATGCCTTCATCCTGTTTGCAGGTGTATCAGGAAGATCATGGGCCTTCAGATAGAGATTCTCATACCTGTCCGTATCGCTCTTGCCCGCTCCTTCCATTGCCACGTTATGCCGAACGGTTTCCTGTTCCTTGGTGACGTTCAACTGCGCTTCCCGATTCTTCATTTCCTGTGCCAATGCTGCATTGTGGCCAATGAGCGTGGGCATCAGACTATCAATAGTCTTGTCAGACAGGTCAGGAAGCCCTTGGAGCGTCTTAACGGTTGAGGAAACATCGGCACCCGTAGCAGCTATCTTGGCAATCTGCTGATTCATCACATCGGCACGACGCTCCACAGGAACGCTTTTAGCCATATCCAGCGCCCCGGCAAACTGGTTCCCTAGCTCTGCCTCAATCTTGAGATTCGCTTCCGTGGCTGACGCCAGTTTCGTCTTGTAATCGAGCCTGTGCATTTGAAGGGCTTGAATGGTTTCAGGGCGATACGTTCCGGCGCGTACTGCATCCTCATACGTCTTATCAAGGTCCCCCTGGTTTTTCTTCATCAACTCCATCATGCCTTGCTGTTCGGCTTGTGCCTGACGGGCTTGCTGTAGTTGAATTTCTCCAGCTTGTATCTGCTGGGTCCTGAGTTGCTGCTGTTGGGCAAGGGCACTCAACTGCATCGGGCCTTCTGGCTCCGATGGTGGCCGTACTGCTAGAGGAATGCCTGGATTTAGTCCACCCATGTGATCATCCTCCTTTGTATGACCCATTCGCGTTAAGGTCTATGTGCTGATATTGTGGAGCACCGCCGCTGGCATTCTGGGCACCCATCAGGCTTGCCAATGTTATGCCCTGACCCGCCGCATTTGCCATTCCCTGTATCCCACCAGTCAGGGCGTTACTTCCTCCTACAATCCCCGCTGCCTGCGCGTTCCCCACGCCCATAATGTCATTGCCCACAAGCTGCGCGGTATGGAGCATGTTCCCTGTAAGGTTGTTGGCCCCGGCCTGATTCACGCTGTTTAGGCTGCTCGCGCTGTTGGCTCCCATTCCCGCCAGTCCATACAAGCGGTTGTAGAGATTGTTCTGCCCGGTATTGAAGGTGTTGAAATTCGTATTGTAGGCATTGAGCGCGTTGCTGTAGGTATTCTGGTAGTTGCTGCTGGCTACCCCCTGAGCATACTGCTCAAGGTTCTTGGCCGTTCCGGTAGAGAGTAATCCTCCACGGGCCGCTGCTGAGTTCTGCAATGCCGAAAGTCCTTGTTGCAACTGGAATTGGTAGCCCGGTGTCTGGGCGGCCTGCTCTGCTGTAGGAGCAGTGAATTGCCCGTATCCTTGGGTAAGCTGGCCGCCCGGAGCCATGAGTTGCGAAAGATTTGAAACAGCACCTTGTCCCGCCTGAATAAATGGCTGAGAATTAGCATTGGCGGCAGCGGTAGCCTGGTTCTGTGCGTCTGTGGCTTGCTGTCCTGCGGCAGTCGCAATGCCAGCCGCCTTGTTTCCCGCCGCTGCTTGCTTCTTTGCCGCGTCATCGGCAGCCCGAGCGCCCATGATGCCGCTTACCAGCGAGCCAACTCCCGATAACAACCCTCCAAATAGTGCGCCCATTAGAATGCTCCTAGCGGGATACGCCGCCAAACGTTATGTGCCACGCAGAGATAGAGCCAATTAGCATCGAATGCCACTTCGCCAGGTTGTCCCGTGGCGGTACTGGTTGCTGGAATCTTAGCAACTGTCTGTAGCGAGCTATTGACCCCCTCAGCTACCGATTGCAAGAACTTGACATGGGGAAAGGCAATCTCTGATGTGTTCTTGCCTTCGCTTACTTCCCGCATAAAAGGCGTCCTGACCGAAAATGGCGCTATCTTCATGCTGCCACCATATCCCTAGCTGGCGTAAACTCCAAATATCCGTCAATGAGGCGAAAGGGAACGGGATGCGAGCAGCTAATCTCAACTACCATGTCCCGCGACCTCCCAAGCCTTGTCCAAAATACCCGCTTCTTGAACTCACCTGCCAGGCCGCAAGTTCGCTCGTACATGTTGCTCCACTTGTGGCCACCATCGTTACTCCAGCGCAGGTTGATCTTGGGGTTCATATCCGGGAGGTAAGCCCCTGCAAAGTAGGTCTGAAGCACGCCTACAAATGTCACCTTTAGGGTGTATAGGAATAGCCCCGATGTGCTAATCATGTTGAACGTCGTCGGATTCAGGGCATTGAACGCCACTTGCGTGGTGGTGATCTGTCCCAGAGTCGTTACTCCAATCTTCCATGAAGTGGTATTACCAGGGTCGTTCAGCGTCAATGGCTGCTCAACGCCCTGCGTCACTGGTGTGGAAGTCAGAATGCCAATGTCGCTTACCCCAATGCTCCAGAGTTTCGTGGAGGAGTCCCTGAGTACCAGGTTGCCTGGGGGTTGAGGACCTAGCCACGGTGGACTGGGACCAATGCCTGTTTCCATGTAGAGCGTAAGCTGGTGGAAGAACTGCCATTTCTGCTCGTGCGAAATATGCGGAGCGCGGCGTGTCCTTCGGATGTAGTTTCCATCGTCGGTTACAAAGTCCCAGCCACCTGTGGAGTTGGCAATGGGAATATGCATCTCGTAGACTCTCGGCGTGCTCCAGTCACCTACCAGGTGCTTCCCGAAATTGAATGTGTGGTTCTGGTAGTGGGCTGCCTGGAACTGTCCTGTAGTCAGAACAGCATAGCCCCGCTGGTGCCACATGGAAGTAGCCAGGTCATAGACCCAGGTAACGCTTGGCGTGGGAAAGTACAGGAAGTAGAAATAATGTCCCTGATCTTCTTCCGTAAAGCCTACCGCATCGTCAATCCGGCTATATCCCTGGATGGCAAATTCAATAGCGTGGGTGCTGATGCGCCTGGGCGTGTAGCCTACCGAACTCATTACTATGCCCTGGCCACGCTCGTTAGCCGCCAGCCAGAATGGTTGGTTGTTGATCTGCGCTGTTGAGGCTCTTGCGGCGCTGCCCTGGTCGCTGTCGCTGCCGGGAACCACATCGAACGGGAAAATAGCCCCTGAGTCGTAATACCATACCGACTTGGTGTCGCTTTGAAAGAAAATCTCACGGTGGATGACGGTCATTGAAACGATGTTGTCAGGGAATACGGAAACGATGGCCGAGCCGTTAGCTGTCCACTTATTGGCATCGAGCGGAGCAGAAACGTAGAACGTCTTGCTATTGCGGATACTGACCAGAAAGAAGTCATCGCAGATGCCTACCTGATTTACCAGGCCGCTGAACGTTACGCTAGGAATGGCTGTCAGTAGGTTGGCTGCCAGGTCAAAGACATACGCTATCCCGCCACTTTCAAGAAGCAACTGCTGAGGACTTGCCGCCATTGTGATGGTTAGGGAATCGTTTGACACCACGCCCCAATACTTTACCGAGCCATCGACGTTTAGCTCCGCAAAGTCCGGTCCTGCCACGACAAACGTTCTGCCAACCACGGTGATCGAGCCGCGTATGGGACCATTGTTTAGCAGATACCGGACTTGCAGACCTGGGGTGGGGTAAAGGAAAATGGGAGCGTTGCCAGCTTGCGATTCGTCCAGTTCTGGATACCAGTTCATGCATGTTTGGCAATCCGCGTTGACGGACTGTGAGGTGTAGGCAGGTCCGACTAATCCGAATCTAGGCATGTCAATGTGTGATCCACGTATCAGACTTCCAGTTGTAAATTTGGCCGCGACGCCCGACCAGTACCGGGTCAAGGTAGCTTTCAGTCATGGGAGCGTTCATGTTCTTGATTCGCGCCAAGGTCGTAACCGCTTGTGAAGCTACTTCCGGTGGGCATGAGCGGCCAAACTCGGGAGCCAGGTCCACGGCCAGGTTGTAGCGCAGCATCTTTGGATAGCCTGGAGGGAAAGTCACATCGGTGAACAGGTCAGGGAACGTGCTTACCGCCGTCCAGCCATAGATACGGATATTTACGGGAATGCTGGGGATGGGCCAGAAGTTCAGATTACGGAAGGGGAAGGCTCCGTCATCATAAACCTGTGTAGGAAGCGTGCTGGTCACGAGTTTTACCGGGATGGCCTGCCAGCCTGCATCGGTCAGCATCTCCAAAGGCAGTTCAAGTGGTTGTAGGGGATTGAGCAGGCTTACAATGCTCATGCGCTCGATCTTGGCGGGACGATCTATGTTGATGTCGCCGCCGGTGCCGAGCGTGTAAGTCTGTTTCTGGGGAGTAAGAGGTGCTTCTGTGATGGTAAGCGTATAGATGAAATTGCGCTGGATATTCAGGGCGTCAATCATCTGATTGAGCACCATCAGCCCATCAAATGCTTCCGCTCCTTCAGGCGTCTCCCCGCTTGCCAAGACGCCAATTAGCCGCAAGCTGCTCGATATTAAGTCTTGGCCAGTGATAAAGCACCTTAGATCACTTTCTTGCCAACGTCAGACGGGCTATCAACCCATTCCTTGCCTAGCGCCTCTTCTTCCTTCGGGTCGGCCACCAGGGTCGTCACATAGGGATGGTACTCCACAATTCGTTTGGCCTGGATTCCATCGCTCTCGATGCGCTCGTAGCGTGGCGAGATAACATCACCCTTGCCGTTCGGAGCCTTCTTGTACTTGGCCTTCGGATAGCGCAAATCGACTTCTGTGAGTGGTTCCATTAGATCAACCTCGCTAGACTTATGTAGTAGGCAACCGCTCCGGCAGCGGCGCTTGTCGAAGTGGGCGTTACGGTAATGGCCGCTACACCTGTGGAATAGAAGTGATAACTAGCCTGCACTACCGCTCCTGCGGTCATGGTGCTGCTGGTGGCAGCAGTTGGAGTTTTGGCCCCTTGCGTGTCCGTATACCCAATAGGAAAGAGCCAACTGGTAGCCGTGGTGATGGATGCGGTCACGACACCATAAATGCTGAAACGATACATTCCCGCTGGATGGTTGGCCGGCAGAAGCGTAACGGCAGTGGCCGCTGCCAACACGGTAAACGTGGTGACAGGACTGCTCACGTTAGCCACGATACCCGCAACACCCGTATTGATGGCATTCAATATATCGGCATCGAAAGCCCCTACTTTCGTCAACGTCATGGTCATGCTGATTCTCCTAGAAGAGCGGGACGCCTGGAAGGAGGC